AGTGAATACTACAAACTTATTACAGGAGGTAGCGGTGCAGTTGCTATCAATACTTCTGCTGCTAATAAAGATGTAGGAGGTTCAGGATCGCTTGCTTCTGGTAGCATTGCACAAGTAGCTGGTATCAGCATCTTCAAATCCACTCACATCCCATCAACTGATTTGTCAGCTGTTTCTACTGGAGACGGTTCATCAGCTAATGATGTGTTCGGTGGAAGCGGAGTAGGATACAATGGTGACTTCAGAAACAGCTTGGGTATCGTAGGACACTCTGCTGCTGTTGGAACTGTTAAACTACTTGATCTTGCTACTGAGTCTGAATATCAGATTGAGCGTCAAGGTACATTGTTCGTTGCTAAGTATGCTATGGGTCACGGAATCCTCCGTCCTGAGTGTGCTATCGAATTAGTATCTTAATAGGATTCTCTCTTCGGTGTTGGGTGGTCTGTGATTCGTTCCGCACCCTCCACCGATATTTTTATTTATTAAGCTATGGCACTGACAACTAAACTAGAAGCGGTAAACATAATGATCTCTGTAATAGGAGAATCACCTGTTAATACTTTAAGTGGAACAAGTGTTCCTGTAACAGTTACACAAGCAGTCCATGCTTTAGAAGAAACAAGTAAGGCTATCCAATCGGAAGGATGGCATTTCAATACTGAGTATGATTATCCATTAGTACCAGATGCTAATACAAGTAAGATTACTCTTCCGAACAATACATTAAAGGTAGACTTAGACCCTGAGTTAAACACAGATACTGATCCTGTACAAAGAGGTACTACACTGTACGACAGGAAGAATCACAGGGATACTTGGACTAAGGACTTAAAAGCTATAATTACTTTTGAGTTGGAATTTGAAGAACTACCTGAACAATTTAGACATTACATATCTGTTAAAGCTGCTAGAATATTTGCTGCTAGGTTCTTAGGTAGTAGAGAGATAGAAGGCTTTGCATTGAGAGATGAGATAGAAGCAAAAGCTAGGGCTATTGAAAGTGATACTGAGAATGCAGACAGGACTATCTTCGATCACTATAGCGTGTTACGAGTACTTGATCGCTAGAGATGCCACTGCTTCACACCAGTATTCCTAACCTTGCACAAGGTGTATCACAACAGCCTGACAATTTAAGATACCCTGGACAGTGTGATGAGCAGATAAATGCTTGGTCAACTGTAGTAGAGGGATTAGTAAAAAGACCTAATACAAGATGGGTTAGTGAATTTAACAACAGTGCCGTAACAGACATAAATAAAAGCACTCCTTCAAGTACAGGTGATCCTAGTTCTTTATTCTCACATTTTGTTAAAAGAGATAAAGACAATAAATATTGTGTACAGGTATCGTTGGGTGGAGGCATTCCTACAGTAGGTGTTGTTGATCTTGATAGCGGTAGTAATATAGCAGTAACTACAACATCTATAGCACAGAGTTATCTTAATGGTATCACTAATCCAGTAGAAGACCTAAGAGCTTTAACAGTAGTTGACTATACATTTCTTGTTAATAAGAAGAAGACAGTAAATAAATTAAATTTAATAAGTGAAGGCTATCCTAAAAAGAAAGCTTTGATATTTGTTAAACTTGGAGATTATGAAAAGACCTACACTGTTAAGATTAATGGTGATATAGTTCAAGGCACAGGACATGGCTCTGGAGGTGATTATACAAACTCACACCACGAACCTTCTCAGATAACAGATTTACAAGCAGCTACTTACTTCAGTGGTCCATCTACCAGCGGTAAACACGCTGACACAGAATATATAGCTAAAGACTTAGCTTATGTGTTAGAGCGTACTTACGGTGCTTCTAGTGCAGGGGAAACAGGAGTCACAGGATTGACATTAAATACAGCAGGTTCTGGTATGCAAGACATGATTTTTAATGTCAGTTCTACAAGTGAGTTCTTTTTAGAAAAAGTAAAAGATTATGGTCATAGTGAGAAATTATTTTTTACTGTAAATCAAGGATCAAATAGCAGTGCTAGAGGTTATGTTGAATTAGTAGGTGGGTCTGCAACTGAATTAGTAATCACTAACAGAGGACAAGGATACAACACAGGAGGAGCAACTCCTACACTTTCTTTCCAACCTAAATACTTTGTCCATGCTGATAAAACATGGCACGACAACGCACTTTACACTGCTGCTACATATCCAACAGCTACTGTTACACTTGGAGTTTTAACTACATATACGATAACTAGACAAGCATCAGTAATACAAATAGAAAGTAGAGATGCTGATAGTAACTCTGAGGATTTTGATATTGAAGTTTCTGATGGGTTGGCTGAACAAGGTTTAGGTCTTATTTATAAAGAAGTAGATAATATTACAGATTTACCTGTTAAATGCTTCGATAAGTTTGTTGTAAAAATAATAGGTGATGCAGACTTAGAACAAGATGATTACTATGTTAGGTTTAAAACAAAAGACGGCACAGAATTTGGAGAGGGTTCTTGGATAGAAACTATAGGATGGAAACAAGATCAGAGTGATTCAACAGTCTATGAAGGCATTGAAACTCATTTTGACCCTAACACTATGCCTGTTACTCTTGTTCCTGTATTTACAGGGGATACTATAACATCTTTCAATTTACAATCGCCTGAAGAAGATGTAGTATCTGAACCTGATAGAGAAGTAGGATGGAGAAGCAGACAAGCTGGAGATGACGAAACTAATAGCTTTCCTTCTTTTGTAGGCAGCAAGATTAATGATGTCTTTTTCTTTAAGAACAGATTAGGATTCTTAACTGATGATGCTGTGGTGTTCTCAGAAGCAGATGAATACTTTAACTTCTTCAGGACTACTACACAATCTTTGTTAGACTCTGCTCCTATAGATGTAGGACTCAGTCACACTAAAGTAGCAGTACTTCAGAACGCTTTACCTTTTCAAGAAAAGTTAATGTTATTCAGTAACGGTTCACAATTTGTACTTAGAGGTGCAGATATACTATCTCCTAAGACTGTAGCAATATCTCCAGTTACTGAGTACGATATATCAGACGGTGTAACTCCATTGGCTCTTGGTCCTTATATATACTTTCCGTTTAATCGTGGACAGTTTGAAGGTATGTTTGAATACTTTGTAGATAATAATACTGAGGTATTTGAAGCAGAAGAGATAACATCACAAGTTCCTAAATATATACCAACGAGTATAAGGAGAACAGCAGGTTCGGCTTCTGAATCTATGGTGTTAGTGCAAGACAGTACAAATCAAAACACATTGTATGTTTATAAATACTTTTGGAATGGAAAAGAAAAGATACAAAGTGCATGGCAGAAGTGGGTTTTCGCAGATAATATTACAGGTTTTGATTTCATTGACAGTACATTATACCTAATACTTGATGGTAAACAGTTAGTACAGATGCCTGTTGAAAATGCTTTAACAGAGGAAGGACTAGATTACACATTACTGTTAGATAGTAGAATTAGTAGTTCAGATGATACTTATGTTAGTGCTATTGCTTACACTAGAAGTGGTGGATCAGGAGTAGTATTTAACGGTGTAACTCAATTTAATGTTACTAAGATTACCACTACTGGAGGATTTGTATTCAGAGATGGTATGGCAGTGTACACTAAGAACGGTAACAGAAGAGGATTGACTATAAGTAACTCTGTTAATAACGAAGCTATTGTGAATGGTCAGTTAGCATCTTATGTTAGTGATGGAGGTACATTATATAAATGTATCCAAGGTCACACTTCATCTAGTTCTATACCTACTAGTGATACTAATTATTGGGAAGTAACTTCAGAAGTTGTAAGTGCTGCTGCTTGGTCTGATGAAAGCTATCAGTACCTAAGTGAGGATGACTTCTTCATAGGATATGAGTATGATATGTTATACAGGTTCTCTAAGCAGAACTTGAAACAACCTACAGAAAGAGGAGGACGATCTGCATCTGACTATACATTCCAAACTATCCGTAACGGTAGTATTGAGTATTCAGAGACTGGACACTTTACTGTAGAAGTAACTCCTAAATTCAGAGATACTTACACTTACACTTACAATCCTACTTTGTTAGCTTCTGTAAGTACACTTAGTAAGTTCACACCTGAGACTGGATTCTTTAAGTTTGCAGTACAAGCTCAACCTAATGACGCTACTATAGAAGTTAAGAGTAGTTCTGCACTGCCTTGTAAGTTATTAGCTGCTGAGTTTGAATCAACAATGATACCTAGAAGTAGAAGATATGGAAGTTAGAATTGAACCTAGCATGGCTGATCTTGATGCTCCTATGTTATACGAAGACTTACGAGAAGAAGATATGATGGAGTGTATAGGATTAATGCACCACCCTAGAGATGCTGTGTACAGTTCCTTTGAAGCTAGTAGTAAGTGTTATAGCGTCAAGACATGTCAAGACGGTCTGTTAGCTTGCTTCGGAGTGAGTCCTAGAGAGAACATAGGAATAGCTTGGTTGTTAGGTACTAGAAACTTTTATAAGATTAAGAAGAAGTTTGTTAAGGAATCACAGATGTGGATAGATGATTTGATGGATGGATTTGACTACTTAACAAACTATGTTATGGAAGCTAATACACTGAGTGTTAGGTGGTTGACTTGGTTAGGTGCTACTTTTGAAGATTGCAATTATCCTGGTTATAAGTCATTTAAGATAGAGAGGAAGTAATTTATTATGTGTTTTTTCGCAGCATTAGGAGCAGGTTTAGGAGCAACGGCAGGTACTGCTGCGGCTACTCAATTAGGTATTGCAGCAACAAGTGCAGCGGTAGGTGCTGCGTCTTCAATAGCAGGATATGCAGGACAAAGACAACAAGCTAAACAACAAGCAGCTTATCAAGCACAGTCAGCAGCAGCAGAACAACAAAGATCGTTACAAGAACAGACCTCAATCCGTATGCGACAAGCACAAGAGCAAGAAGCTACGGCAAGGGAACTTGAACAAGTCAGTAGGAAATCACAAGAAGCTTTAGCTAGAGCTAGGGTTTCAGCAGGTGAAGCAGGAGTTGCTGGTGCTAGTGTACAGGCTTTGATGGATGACTATACTAGACAGGAAGCAGGGTATAGAGCTGCTGTTACTAGACAACAAGAAATGAGTGCATTAGGCACACAATTAGGATTAGAACAGGCAGGACTAGCTTCTCAACAAAGACTTATAAGTATTCAACAACCTATAGATAGACCTAGTTTTTTAACAGCAGGATTAGGTGCTATCAGTGGTGGACTTAGTGGATACAGAACAGGACTTGATATTGGAAGTAGGATGAAGACACCTAAAACAACAGTAAGCTAATGGCTAAAGAACGAGTACAAGTACAAGGTTTAGGAGGTGCAGTTCCAGGCATTCAACCTACTATTCAACGAGCAGGGCAGTACAGTGTAGCACAGGTACGAGCACCAAGGAATAAGTTGATGGACCTTGCAGATGCTTTGTCACAGGTTAATCCTATCCTACAACAGTACACACAAGTAGCCGATATAGAAGCAGAACAGTTTGAAGATGAGTTATCAAGGAAGAGTCCTGAAGAGATTCAAGCAATGCTTCAAAAGACAGAGGGAGAGTTTGATAAGCAAGTAAGAAAAGGTGCAATGAGTTGGCTTACTTCTCCTTTGAATCAGAAGAGGAAGATAGAAGCGATAGGTAAGTTAGCTAGTAGAGATTTGATGGTTGAGATTAATAAGCGTTTAGCTAACCCTTTAGAAGATGATCCTGAAGGTGGGGCTGACATTATTAATAAAGTAAGAGATGAGTACATACAAAATAATCCTGGATTAGCAGGTTCTGTTATTGCACAGCAAGGCTTACAAAAAGCCATAAACCCACAGATACAACCGCTTGTAACAAACTTTGAAGTAAGACAATCAGCAATAGCTAAAGAAGAATTAGCTTTCTCTACGAGTTCTGCTCTTTTTGAAACAGTAAGAAATATAACAGGGGCTTTAGACGATGACGCTAGGGCTGGTATATATGACTTAGAAACTCTCAATTCTTTTGCTGAAGATTGGGGTAATTTAAATGCTTACTCACCAAAAGAGCAACGAGCTATCTTTACTTCTGTTATTAGGAAACTAGCTGCTAGCGGTAACGAAGATAGAGCGGATGGATTTTTAAATTGGGCAGCAGAAAACCTAAAGTTTGGTAACGCTAAGATGAATGATGATGAGTACTTAGAGTACGAAAGAGTCATAAATAAAGCTGCTGAAATATTCGAAGGTCAAGAAGAGGAAGCAGGTGTTGAATTAGCAGATAATACACTTACTGAGTTTAAATTTGCACACGATCAACTGAACAGCGGAGAACAAGAAGTTGAGTTTGGAGGACAAAAATTCACAAACAAAAACGATTTAGAAAGATTTGCTTTAAACAATCCCAATCTTGCAGGTAATAAAGAAGCTTTTGTTAGTTTCAATGACCAAGCTAAATCGTGGTTAGCTACAAATGTAAATTTTAATGTAAGGAAAAAAGAAGAGTTAAAAAGAAACACTCCTGGTTTAAGATTTATAAGCGATGGTTTCACTACAAAGGTAAAAAGTTATTTCGATCAACAAGGTCTTTTAAATGGAGATCCTGAAGGTCGTAATCTACTGACAAATTCTTTAGCTGAGTTCCAAACAAATATAGATAATTATACTCTACAACTTACACAGACACCTCTATCTAACGAGGAAAGACAAGATAAACTTTTAGAGTTTACTAGAAAAGAAGATGAACGACTTTATAAGGAGTTACAAAACCAGCTTAAAACTCGTACAGTTGAAAAAACTAAAGAAGAGAATGAAGCTACAAGAGTCAAGGACTATTTAGAAACAAAACAGGAAGATTTAGAAGCACCTGAAAAAGGAATGTTCGATAAAGCACTGGAAAATCTTTTTGGATACGACAGGAAAAAAGGTGACTTAGCGGAGACTACTAAAGCTTTAAAAGTATTAGGAGCAAAAGAAGCTACACCAGAAAACAAACAGAAATCTTTTGAATTTCTTAGGTCATACGGTATTAGGACTTCTGCTATCTTATCTGAACAGTTAGACCCCAACGCTTGGAAAGTAGAACCAACTCCAGATACAGCTGTTATGGCAGGTTCTGTTCCTATGACTGTTAAAGGACAACCTGGTGTGCGTTATACGGTGGAGGAAAAAGAAGGGATGCTTAATCAATGGATGAATATAAATGGTTTCTTAGAAACTTTTACTAGCACAGACACTCTTAGAAGAGGTTTATCACCTGACGGAAGAGTTAGGTTTGATGCTGCTGAATTTAAAGGTAGGGCAAGAATAACTCGACTTTTATCGGTGGCTACACTAGAACAAGCTAAAGACATAAAGAATAACGAGGATATGCCTCAAGAAGTAAAAGATAAAGCTAGTATAATAGGGATAGATGATCTAGTACAATTTGTGGAAGATCAACGAGAGTTCGCTAAAAGATTAAGACTTATAAAGTAAAACACTATGGCATTACCAGAAGACATTTTAAAGGAAGACGACAACGATTTTTTTGATATAGCAGGCGATGTATTAGCTGCTCCGTTTCGTGGTGTAGAAGGTGCTGTTCAAGGTGCTTACAATTTAGCGGATTATTTGTCTTTTGATATACTTCCTGACTATGATACTAGATTCCTTGGTACTTCTAAAACTATGGCAGGAGGAGCTGTAGAAGGTATATCACAATTTGCGACAGGTTTCATTCCTTTGTTTGGTCTTGCAGGTAGAGCAGGTGCGTTAGCTAAAGCAGGTACTGTTACTAAGGGTGTTGTCGCTGGTGCTGCTACTGACTTTACATTCTTTAATGGGCAGGAAGCTAGACTGTCTAATCTTATCCAACAAGTACCAGAGTTACAGAATCCAGTAACAGAGTTCTTAGCTTATGATGGAGATGAAGGCGAGCTAGAGGGACGCATGAAGAATGTGCTGGAAGGTCTAGGTCTTGAAGCAGTAGCTGGTACTTTTATTGCAGGACTGAAAGCTATTAAAAGAGGCAGGAAAGTAAAAGAAGAAGGAGGTACTGCTGAACAACAAGCACAGGTAGTTAACGATACTCTTGAAGGTGGTAAGGTTTTTCAAATCAAAGGTTATCACGGATCGCTTCAAGCTAAAGTAGTGTTTGAAGAAGGTTTTGATCCTGCTAAATTAGGTTCTTTTACAGGAGCAGCTTCTGCTAAGGAAGGTTTCTTCTTTGCTCGTAAACCTAAAACTGCTCGAAAGTATTCAGGAACTAAAGGACCGACAGGTCGATTGTTTGAGAAGATAGTAGAAACTTTTGAAGGTAAAACACCTGCTGTAAAACCTATCAAAAATACTTACTATAACTATAGAGATGCACTGCAAGACCCTCGACAAAAACAAGGACTAGAGCTTGTAGAGGAAAAGTTAGTTGAATCAGGTCTAGTAAATACTAAAGGGAAGTGGAACGATAAAGTAAAACAAGGGGATGTTAATAAATTTTTAAAGTCCTTAGACGAGGTGGAAACACAAGAAGAATTTGCAGGTGGAGCAGTTTCTCTCCTTAAAGAAGCGTTTAACGAAGCAGTAAAACCTGTAGCAGATAAACGAGGTGTTATAGAAGCTACGCTTTCTATGAATAATCCCAAGATAGTGGATTTCAAAGGAGCTAATAGAACTTACGCTGACTATGTTAAAGCTATTAAAGAAGCCAAGAAAAAAGGACATGACGGAGCTATTTTAAAAAATACCTTCGATCCAATGTCTGATGATATTTATGTAGTGTTTGATCCTAAACAAATAGGAATGAATAAAATTATAGATACAGCTGATATGCCTAGTTTTACTGATGAAGCGAGAGTTTTACAAAAAGAACTAGACCAAGATAAAGCTAGGCTAGATGAGTTGTTAAAAAAGAAAGAAGAAGGTAAAGCTACAGGTGCTGATGAGACTAGAATATCGATGCTTGAAAGACGTATAGAAGGTATAGAAGCTGATATAAGAGTTTTAGGAGATGTTAGAACTGCCGACGTAAAGGAGAGAGTAAGAGCAGCAGAAGAAGCTGAACTTCAAGAGCGTTTAGAAACATTAGATGAGACGATTGAGGATTTTGAAGAAGTAGGAGAAAGAAGACCAAGACCGTTTAAGACCTACGAAGAAGAAGGGATGATGGATATTATTCCTAAAGGGGCTGACACTTTAAAAAAGAGGTTGATGAAGAAGTTCCCAGTAAAGGGAGCAGATGCACAGGACGCAGCGGATGTAGAGAAGTTTATAGATGTAATGGGTCAGCGTCTTTTCGGAGATGTATCGTTATCAATAACAAATAAGATACCATCTGCTGGTCGTTATAACTTCGGTAATAACCTACTACAAATAAGACAGTCTGTTATAGACGAGGGTGGTATTAAGCGTACTATGATCCATGAGTTATGGCACGGTCTTAGTCGTTATTTACCGAAGGCTGATGTTACTTCGTTAACTAAACAGTTTGATAAAGCTAGAAGAGATTACATTAGAAGCTTTGGTGTTGATTTAGATGACAGTGTTGATCCTGCTACTTTATTAAAAAAAGAATTACCTAAAGAACTAGAAAGGTTTTTAAAAGGTAAGCACACATCTGAAAACTACAGATTTAAAGATGTAGATGAATACTTTGCAGAAGAGATGACCGATGCTTTCTTGAAGAAATTAGACGAGAAAGATTTAGCTCCTACAGGTACACTAAAAAGAATAGCACAAGAAGTAGCGATCATGTTCAAAGATATGTTTGCTTCTTTAAAAGCTAAGTTAGGTATAGACCAACGACAAAAAATATTTAACGACTTCCTTAAACAGCGTAATGTAACTAAGAGAGCAGAAGCACCTTTAGATATGAGAGGTAGATTATTTGCTGATCTTCCTGACTTTAAGAAAGGTAAAGAGGACGAGTTCCTCAGTGCTGTACCTGAGAAGTTCCGTGGATATGCAGAGGAGTTGTTAAAAGGAGGTAAACCTAGACTACCACAGTTTGCATTGGAGACTGGAGAAGATGCTATTGTTCTGAAAGAACTTACAGAAAAGTATTATGAAGCTAATCCTGATAAACTAACAGTAGCTGATGCTGTTAAGGATGTAGACGAAGAAATTAGGAAATCTGTTGAAGCACAAGCTGAAGAAGGACAAGATATAGAGAAAACTTTATTAGATATACGCATTACCCAACAATCTTATCAAGATCAAGGCGAAGCACTTATACAAAATATATCTGAAATAGTTAAGGAGTTTGACGCTACTGGAGGCGGTACGGTATCTGTGGCTAAATTAAAAAATGCTTTTCAACAGTTACTTGTAGTACATGATGTGCACAGGAGAATAGGACGAGGTACAGCACAAACTTTGCAAGCAAGGAGAACGAACTACGGAAAACGGAAGATTGGTATAACTGAAGCTGAAACAGGTATAGAAGGAATACGCAACGAGTTTGTTAATAACTCAGGTAATATGAAGCCTGAGCGTATGATTAAACTAGTTAAAGAACACATAGACCCCAACGATCCTAAAGGTAGTTTCGAGCGGTTGTTTAACACTGCTAAAAAGGCACAAGGTAAACACTTCCTAGATATGCCTATTGAATATTGGATGAACTCTATATTGAGTGGTCCTAAGACACAAATGGTTAATATCATGGGTAATGCGTTGACTCAAGTGATGACCACCTTAGAAGCTGTTGCTGGTGGTATAGCTAGTGGAAACATGGATGTAGTCAAAGCTGTTATAGCTTCTTGGTCTGATAGTGAGATGTTTAAAGAAGCAGGTAAGTTTGCTAAACAAGCTTTTAAAGATCAAGACAATTTATTAGACCCGTCCAACCGTGCTTTTGAGGAAGGTCAACGAGCTTCTATTACTGGACAAAGACTACAAGAAGGACCAATGGGTAGCTTAGTATCTGACAGTGCTAAAGATTCAATAGATAAATATGCTAATTACATAAGACTTCCGAGCAGGTTATTGTTAACTTCTGATGAGTTTTTTAAACAGTTAGCTTATCGTCGAGCTGCTAGAATGAAAGCCGCTATGTCAGGCATACAACAAGGTATTCGTGATCCTAAAGGATTAGCTAGACACATCAATAAAACTATTGACGGCATTGTTACTGAAGGTGGACGCATGATGTCCGAGGAAGGTCTTGTTAGAGAAGCAGGTATTATAGCAGACAAAAAAGGTTTGAAAGGTAAAGACAAAGTAGATTTTATTATTAAACATAAAGACGATAATTTTAATCCAGACTCATCCGCTCTTATGCAGTACGCTGCTGAAGAAGCTCAGTATTTGACTTTTACTAAAGAACTACAGGATAAGACATTAGGTAAGGCATTACAAGAGGCTACAAATAAAGTTCCTTATCTAAGACTTGTTGTACCTTTTGTACGTACTCCTACTAATATTTTAAAATTTGCGTTTGAAAGAACTCCTTTTGTTACTGTTTTAAAAGAAGAGCGAGAGAGGTTATTTGCAGAGTTCAACAGTACAGACCCTATCTTAAAAGCAAGGGCAAGAGGAAAGGTAGTTACAGGAGCACTTACTGTAGGAGGTTTAATTGACGTTGCTTTTAATAATAGAGAATACATAACAGGAGGTGGTCCTAGTAACGAAAGAGAAAAAGACGCTTTAATGGCAACAGGTTGGAGACCTTATAGTATTAAAATCGGAGATACTTATTACAGCTATCAAAGACTTGATCCCTTGGCTACTCCTTTAGGAATAGTAGCTGATCTAGTGGAAACTGGTATTAAAGAAGAAAAAGCATTTGATGAATCTTTGTTAGAGCATGGTGTTACTTCTATGATGTTAGCTTTAACTAGAAATGCTACTAATAAATCTTATTTAGCTGGTATTCAAATGTGGGCAGACGCTTTAGGTGATCCTGATAGATATATTGAAAAACTAGGTAGAAATTACACTAGCTCATTAGTACCTAATCTTATTTCTCAAGTAGCAGACTACGACACGCAAGCTATTAAGGAATCTAGGTCTGTAGCTGACGCAGTAAAACGAAAGTTAGGAATGCGTGGATCATTAGATACTAAGCGAAATATATTAGGAGAAGAGTACAAAGCAGAACAATGGATGGGTACAGGTTTTATAAATCCTATTCGGATGTCTACTAAGAAAGACGATCCAATTCTAAATGAGATGGCAAGTTTAAATCATGCATTCAGAAACCCTCCACCCAGCTTAGGAGGTCAGATAGATATGCTAGAATACGAAAACGACAAAGGACAATCAGCATACGATAGACAATTAGAGCTTCTTAAATCTGTTAAACTTAGAGGTCTTACTCTTAGGCAAACCCTAAACAAGTTAATCAAATCAAGAAACTATCAGCGTTTATCTCCTGATTCAGAACCAGGTCTTCCTAGTCCTCGTATTCAACAGATAAATAGTGTTCTAACTAAGTATAGAAAAGAAGCTAGAAGACAGATGCTACGAGAGTATCCAGAGTTAAACACACAGTACGCTGCGTTAACAAAAGCTAGGGCAGGTCTAAGAGGTGGAATGCAAAGAGAAGATGTGCTTGAACTTTTACAACAAACAAATTAATAATAGATTACTATGGCTAATACATTCGTAGACTACACAGGAGATAATTCGACTACCTCTTTTGCTTTCCCTTTTCCTTATCTTGATGACTCTCACATTGTAGTACAAATAGATGCAGCTAGTGTTTCAGGTGGAGGCTTTGTTACTAAGACATTAACCACTGATTACAGTATTCAAACTTCTCCTTCTAGTGCTATCATATTTGTTACTGCACCAGCTACTGGAGACAGGATAAGAATCAAAAGAGACAGTGCATCTCAGACAGCTCTTGTAGACTTTGAAAATGGTAGTGTACTTACTGAAGTAGAACTAGACCGTGCTTACCTTCATAACCTATACCTCAATGAAGAAATTGAAGAGGGTAGTGGTAAGAATGTAATGACCAAAAACACCGACGGTAACTTTGAAGCTGACTTAGCTAAGATAGTTGACCTAGCTGATCCTACAGCAGCACAGGATGCTTCCACTAAGAACTATGTAGACACTGAGATTGCAACTGAAAGAACTGCTAGAGTTGCAGATGTAGATGCTGAAGAGACTGCAAGGATTGCTGCTGTTAGTGCAGAGGAAAGTGCTAGGATTGCAGCTGATGCTTTGAAGGTAGATAAGGCAGGGGACACTATGACAGGTGCTCTTACACTTCCATCCTCTGATCCTACTGACGGAAATCATGCTACTAGGAAGACTTATGTTGACGCTGAGATTGCTACTACTCTAGCTACAGGTGTTGCAGGTGGTCCTATTGGAACTGCTAACATTGCTGATGATGCTGTTACTGCTGATAAACTAGATCACACTGCTGTTACTCCTGGATCATATACTAATGCTGATATAACTGTAGACCAACAAGGAAGAATCACAGCTGCTTCTACAGGTTCTAGTGGTACTCCTACAGCTAATGAAATATTAACTTCTTTAAAAACAGTAGATGGTACAGGTAGCGGATTGGATGCTGACTTATTAGATGGTCAAGAGGCTACAGCTTTCGCTGCTGCTTCACATACTCACTCTGCTTCTAACATTACAGACTTTGATACTGAAGTAGCTAATAACTCTGCTGTTACTGCTAACTCAGCTAAGGTTACTAATGCTACACACACAGGAGATGTTACAGGTGCTACTGCTCTTACACTTTCAGACGGTGTAGTTACAGCTGCTAAACTTAGCTCATCGGATACTGAGTTAAATTATGTTAATGGCGGTGTAGGTATTGGTACTCTTAATGAATCAGGTTACGATCTTACTGCTACAAAAGTAAAACTTAAAGGTACAGCAACTCAACTCTTTTTTGAAGATACAGATGAGGCAGGCACTCCCACAGAAATTGCTATGTCCCTTAACGCTAGAGCTTTAAGGTTTGGGTTTCAAGATTCACCTAGTACGCAAGCCTTTGCAATCTTTGGTAGGAATCTAACAATAGCTGGAGGTACAGTTGCTCAGATGAATGCTTTGACTTCTGATGACGGTGCGTTGCTAGGGCAAGTAGCTTATGTTTCTAACGGTAATGCAGGTAGTCCTTGTTTAGCAATGTATGACGGTAGTGCTTGGAAAGTAATAGCAACCTTAGGAGCAACTATATCAGCTTAATACAATGACTGAACAACTCTCCCACTTTCTTGATACTGCTCTTGGTGTTATATTGGCTGTTATAGGTTGGATGATTAAGAAACTTACTGACAGGTTAGATAACGATGAGAAAAGATTAACTAGGATAGAGGTGGAGTTAGCTGCTCAAAGTGAAAGAGATACTGCTGTTGAGAACCGCATGAGCGGATTAGAAACAAGTGTAAAAGAAATTAATAATAAACTGGATCGTCTAATGGAGATGTTAATGAAAAGATGAGCTTATATAAAAACATAAATAAAAGAAGAAAGCTAGGCATTAGCCGTAGCAAGAAGAAGTCAACTATATCCCCTAAAGCATACGCTAACATGAAGCGTGGGTTTCCTAAGAAAAAGAAGTAATGGCTAGGAGTGTATCACTATCTCTAGGTAGAGGTGAGAAGTCTAAGAAAGGTGGACTCACTGCTAAAGGTAGAGCTAAGTATAACAGAGCTACAGGTTCTAATCTAAAAGCCCCTCAACCTGGTGGTGGTCCTAGAAAGAAGTCTTTCTGTGCAAGGATGTCAGGTGTAAAAGGACCAATGAAAGATTCTAAAGGTAGACCAACTAGAAAAGCTTTAGCCCTTAGAAGGTGGAAGTGTTAACAGATGCCTAGAAGACCTGTAGTTCGTATCCACCCACTTACCTTTCAACAGCGTACTATCGCTGCGTCTGCTGGTGCTATAGCTACAGACAATAAAGAAAAAGCAGAAACTTTAGAAACACAGGTGGAATCCTTAGAGAGTGATCCATTCTTTGTTACCCTTGACGGTG